GTCTGAGGTGCAGTAATGACCTGTGCTTCTGGACCCAATTTTGTTTTACTACTTAGACACATCTTTTATTTATTTCCTATAATACATACCGCCTATCTGGTGAAAGCCTTTCTTATCAAAAAGTTTCTTAGCTCTTTCTACACCCTCTAGGTTAAAAATGCCAAGAATCAAAGGCTTGTCTTGCTCTTTAGCATATTCTATTACTGCATCTATTAAAAGATGTGACGGTGGTGTTTGGTCTTTTAAATTCCTGTATTCAGGTAAAACATAAAACCAACCATCACCTATGTATTCGTCAGAAGACCACCAATAGTTATCTGGTGCTGCTGCGATACTTCCAATGATTGTATCACCATCCATTACATTATACACAATCCCATTAAACAAGAAATGATTTATGTGAGATGAGCTTCTAGCCCAGTCTATCTCTGGGGAACCTTTGCTTGATAGCGAATGCTCAGACCAAAAATTTTCTGCTAGAAAATCAGCTGTAATTTTGCCATTTTCAGGCGTGGGATCTACCTTTGTTAAGGTTAACTTCATACAAGTTGTTTAGCTATTTGTTCTCCAAACTTTTGCATCTTATACATTTCACGAGCGCCAAATAATCTTTGCTCATATTCATCGTTGGGATTAGCTCCTGCTGCAATACCCATGCCTCTAACAGCTGCTGAGTTAGTTACAAACTCACCATCACTTAGCATGGCTGGTATCTTATCGCCTCTTTCACCACCGGGGCCTGTTACTAATTCGTCTCTTTCTGGGAAGTCTTCAACGCCCATCTCGCCTGTGCCATCTGCATAGGCTTGAACATAAGCGCCATCTTTAGCATATAGCTGACTGGCTATACGTCTAGGCTCTAAATCATCTATAAAGGTAGCTTCTTTTGGAGGTGCTACTAATGGGGAGAAAGGAACGCCTTTAGCTTGTGCATAAATTTTAGATACTTCAGATGGATAAAATCTATATGCATCAGGCGTTTTGTCTTGAGCATCAATGCTAATTGGAGCGCCCGGAGTTGTATCGCTGTAACCCATTGCTCTAGAATAAGATCCTATACCTTCTGAAGGTGCGCCATAAGCTCTAGCAAGCGCAGAAGCCATAGCTTCTTCACTATCTTCTTCACCAAGATCACCAACATCCATTCCTAAAACATTTTCGTAGTATCTTCTAATGTAGTCTTGATCTATGTTAAATCCACCAGCAGGGCCACCGTATTGAAACTTTGCTATACCGCCATACATATAACCTGGAACATCATACCCAAATCTTTCTTCAACTAAAGCTGGATTTTTTTCTGCTAAAGCCATAAGCCCTTTGTTTTGTTTATTTATGTTCTTCATTTTATTTTTGTTTTTTTAGTTTGCGCTCTTTCATTAGAAGTTCTAGATCATGCCAACGATACATTCTTTGATTGACGTCATCCCAGAACCATCCTTTGTAATCGTTTAATACTTCCATGTGCTTAATTTATCATAAAGTCAAGGTGATATCACCATTTGTTTTAATACTAACAACCCCTAATTGTGCATTGGCCTGGTAGCCATGAGGACTGACAGGCGTCTGTAGTTGTAACCATGCGTTACCAGTGTAAACCTGTAGTACGCCAATAGATGTATTCCATATCACATCGCCAGCGTTAAAAGCAAAGGTGCTTATTTGAGCGTCATTAAACTGCGGTGTCGAATTTGGATCAAACTTTCCTAAGTTAATCTCTAGTATTCTAACTAGACGATTGAATGTATTCGCATCAACCTCAGTTAATGCTAATGGTAACCTAGTTTCAAGGAGCTTTGCCATTATCTTCTGCCATCAGTTCTGATATCGAATCTATTGGCTCCTAGTCTCCACTTGAATCCAGTGCGTACTGCTGGGTTTGCGTCATCGTCTGATTGAACTCTAAAGACCATTTGTCTTGCTCTTGTTCTAACAAAGTTTTGTGTTGTAGAACTGGTAACATCACTGGTTGAACTGGTTGTTAAACTTTCGCCCGGATAGTTTCTTGTTTTAAGAACGTAATTTATTTGGCCAGTTGTAGGAGTGGATCCAAAAAATTTAACGTCAGGAATAATTCTGCTTACAAAACCAAATTGCTCACCTTCGTCAATATCGATATCACCGGATTCAATAAAGACATTGTCCATCGGAGCACCGTCTGCATCTGAGCCAGTCTCTTGATTGTATAAAATACTACTGTTCTCTGATCCATATGTGGCCAATGGGTTGTCAAATATTCCTTCATCTAACCAAGCTGTCCTTGATAGCTCTCCTATGCTCCATACGTTTTCTAAATAATTATAAGCAACATAACGATCAATGTCATTGTTGTTACCAGAGCAATAGAACCAGCCTATCTCATTAAATTCTTTGTTGGTAAAGCCAAAAATTTTAAATGATTGAGTTGTATTTAAATCATCAAGGACATAGTTAAGAACATTGCAATTAACTCTTTCAACAGCGCCTGAGTATTTATAAAATCCATCACGAGCCATCCAGTACACACCATCAGGTGCATTGATAGCAGCGTTTGGAGAAATCATGCCAACATTTTCATTAATTAAATTAACGCCAAATGTAAATGGAGCACCAATAAACTGCATAGAGTATAAGGATGTATCAGTCCAAATTAATATTTCTTGTCTTGCCCTAAGCCCTCCAACAATTTGAGATCCAGAAGAAAGTCTTATGTCACCAGCTGTATTGGTAGCTGTAGGATTCCACTCTGTTAAACTTTCTTGATTACTAAAAGCTATAAGCAATGGATCAATTGATCCTGTTCTTGCGCTTCCAACAATAGGATCTGCTCCTAAAACAATAACGTGTCTATCAATGTCACTGACAATGGTTTGCAACCCTTTGGTTGGGGCAAGATCAGATCCTGATAAAGATGTAATATCTACTGCTCTAGTCGTTACACCGCTTGATGTGTCCCAATAATAAATGCTTCCAGCTCTAGGATTGATAACCAAATCTTCACCAAATGCATCATGCGACCACAACCTTAATTGATTGGCAAAGCTTGCAGCAGCAGCTGATCCCCAAGTGTTAGACCCCCAAGTGTCAACGCCCCAACCTGTAGATGGAACGTAAACATTTAAACCTGTATTGATCTGATAAGCACCTACTGTAGATCCCCCGCCATTACCGCTGTCACCTGCTGCTGCTAATACAGGATCGCCGCTAGTATCTTTGGCTTCAATCGTATATGAGTTAGCATTAATAATGGTTGCTATTTGATATTCTTGGTTAAGCACTGGGGCAGTAATATTGCCACCCAAAGAAACTGCACCTGAAAAAGTTACAAAGTCATTTGCTACAGCGCCATGTGCAGTATCACTCACAGTGATAGTAGCATCTCCATTTCCAACCTTAGCAAAGGTTACATCGCCAGCTGAGGTAGTAAGTCTAATAGGGGTAATGTCATTGAAGTTATCTCCCTCTTTAACATAGTATTTTAAGTTAGTTCCCATGCCTAAAAATCTAGTAGATGATAGAGATACCCAGGCAAGCATACCGCGACAAGCTCCCAAAAAAGTGTTTAAACTATTTTTAGCCCAACCACCTATTTTTTCTGGCAAACCTTTTCTAAATCTCACAAGGTTACCATCAGACCAACCGCCTTTATCCATAAGGTCTGTCATCTCTTTGTTAATGCCGGGTTGAAATGTAAGTTTTGTTAAAGGCATTCTATATGTGTTCCCATTTCTTGCCTTCAAACATTAAAGCTTCTGCCTCTCTTCTTCTTGTAAGACCAGCTAAAACTTTTCTTTCGCCATTTACTGTAGCTTTATTCCAGCGTTTAATTTGATTTGGCACATTTTCGTAATCACCTGCGTTTAATTTTTTTAATAAAGTAGACACTTTTAAATTTGCAGGGCCTAAGTTGTAAACCCAAGAAACCAAAGCATCAAACTGACATTGGTTCATTGGTACGGTTACTAAAGAATTAACATAATGCTCATACTCATCTTCAAGTTCACGCCATAACATAAATTCTGCTTTTTCTTCGCCCCAAGTGTCGCCTTCTTGGACATCTTTAGTATGTCCATAGCC